CGACCTAGACCCGGACGGCGGGAGCCTGCTCCGGGGGAGGGACTCGAACCCCCAACCTAGTGGTGATGGTCCTGGCGGCCGACGCCACCTGATGGTCCTCCCCGAGCTTCCGGATCAGGACTCAATTGCCGCATAACCGCGCTCCCGAAAAAGGAGCCGTCATTCTCCAATTCCCCGCTGGTAATCTCCTGGCCCGACGACCGACGACCGACGGGCGGTCGCGGCGGACACGGAGGGGGAACCAATTGGGAGACGGCACGCTGACCTTGCGCGCCCTCGCGCACGATTGGTTGGACGGACGAGAACGACGGTCGGAGCTCAACGGCCGATCTACAAAGGTGGAGCGATCCCGGCTCGAGGCGCTACTGCGACGCGTCGGCGAACGGCCGCCGCAGGTGTTGGACCGCAGGCTGCTTCTTGTCTGGCAGGCAGACATCGGCCACCTGGCGCCGGCGACGAGACGGTCGACCGTCGGCACGGTCGGAAAGTTCATGCGGTGGCTCAAGGTCGAGGGTCACCTCGAAGAGGACCTGACCGTGCACCTCTCCCGGGTGCGAGAACCGAAACGGGCCCCACGCGCCCTGCCCACGTCGGACGTCAGGCGGATCCTCGACGCCTGCCCAAGCGCCCGGCCCCGGGCCATCATCCGTCTGATGGTCGACTGCGGGCTGCGCTGCGTCGAGATCTCCCGGCTCGACCTCGACGACTACGACCCGGCCGGCCGTGTCATACGAGTCGTCGGGAAAGGCGGCCACGAACGAATCCTCCCGGTGCCGGCGCCGACGGCCCGGGCGATCAACGACTACCTGACCGCCCGCGGCTGGCGCAGCGGCCCTCTGTTCCTGGCCGTCGGATCAAAGAACCCGGGCGGCCGGCTGTCGCCGAAGTGGATCTCGAAGTGCACCGGCCGGCTGATGGCCGACGCCGGCGTGCACCGGGCCGGCGACCGGCGCACCGCCCACGCCCTCCGGCACACCTGCGCCACCGACACGCTCAACACCGGCGCCAATTTGCGGCTCGTGCAGCAGCTCCTCGGGCACGGATCGCTGCAGTCGACGGAGATCTACCTCGGCCTGGTCGGTCTCGACGAGCTGCGCCGGGCGATGGAGGCCAGGCCGCTTCTGGCTACCATCGAAGGCTCGACGGCCCTGCGTGGCGCCCCCGGTACCGGTATGTGCGTACCGGCCACCGGGGGCGCCACGGAGGGACTGGTAGTCGACGACGCTATCCGAGCGAGCTAGGGACTACCCTCTCGACCGTGAACCCGGCGGGGTGGTATCCCGATCCTCAGGTCCCGGGCCAGGAGCGGTACTGGTTCGGCGACACATGGAGTCAGCAGCAAACCCGGCCGGCTCAGAGCCAACCCGTTCCTGTGCCGCCGGTCCGAATGCCAGGCCCAAGCCCGAAGACCACCGCCAAGAAGGGCCGCTCACACCCAGTCCTCGTCCTTGGGATCATCGGCCTCGCAGCCGTCGTGCTCATAGTGGTGATCGTCGCCGCCACCGGCAGCTCTGGACCCAAAGGGCCGCAGACCGTGAAGGGCTCGGTGGCCACCGATATCCAGGAGGTTGAAGCTGGGGTCGAAGCCGTCATGACCCAGCTGGGGATCGTGATCCAAGACAACGGCGCGCAGAGCGATCTGAACGCGCTGGCCCAGCTTGCCGACCAGGAGCACACGAGCCTCACGAACCTGAAGGATCAGATCGCCGTAGACGTCCCGCTCAACAACGCTGGGGGCGCCCTCACGAACGCTGCCAACGAGCTGAAGAACTCGATGGCAGCGATGGGCACCTACATCGGGAATCCGAACGCGGCCACGCTGGCCAGCTTCAACAACCAGTTCCAGACGGCATTGTCGGACTGGAACGACGCTGTGGGACAGATCTACTCGGGGACGACGTCGGGGCCCGGCCCGACGATCCCGGCCGGTTAGCTGGCCTGGCCCGCCACGGCGGTCGCTGCCGGCGCCGGGGCGGCCGGCGGCAGGCTGAAGCCGCGCTTGGCCAGCGCCGCCTCCACCGCCGCCTCGAGACCCTGCCCGGCCGTCGTCTGACCGAGCTGCGCCTTCACCGTCGAGATGTCCTGCGACGTCGCATCGATAGCCGACTTCAGGGCCGGCACCTGGTCGACCAGCGGAAGAAGGGTCTGCGCGGCCTGCTTCAGCCCGGGGATCTCCGCCTCGACGTCGGCGACGTAGGTCTGACGGGAGATCTTGTGGTGCAGGAGGGCGAAGGTCAGGTAGCCGATGACGCACAGCACCGAGGTGAGCAGGGCGACGGGGACGACCCACGCCTGGGCGGCCGAGGTCTCGTGCACCCACGCCGGGTGGATGATCGAGATGACAGCGACGGCGAGGGAGAGGGCCGCTCCGATGTGGGTGGCCCACCAGGCTTCTGAGCCGATGGTGGCCTGGATCTGCTTGGGCAGCGCCGAGGGCGTCGATGCAGCTTGGGTCATGGGCACAGCGTGCGGCCCGGCTAGATCAGCCGGCGATCAAGTCACGATTCATGAATCATGAACCGTCTTGAGCGACGTCGTCAGCGATGTGCTGCTCGGCGGTCTCGGCCGGATGGAGTACTTCGGCCTCGAGGTCGCGGGCGAGCTGGCGGACGGTCTCGCCGGCCTTCACGGCCCGGACCGTCGTCCGGTACTCGTTGTGGCCGATGACGAGCACGGTGAGCACGATGCTGGCCACCAGGTTCGGGCCGACCCGGGAGTTGTCGAGCGGCCAGAAGTCGGCCCGGAACCGGGCCCACCCCCAGGCGGCGACGAACACCCCGAGCGCCGTGCCGATGACCGCCGCGGCGACAGCGGCCCCGACGGCGAGGCCCCGGAGGGCGTGGCTGGCGTGATGGCGGAGCTTCACCGGCCGGCCGCCATGGCCACCGCCAGGCACAGGCAGCGGTTGTCGAACGGTTTGGCGATGACGACCCGGGCGCCCATGCGCAGCGCCCGGTCCTGGAGGCGGGGGCTGTCGACGTGGCCGGACACGACGACGGTCGGCAGGACACCGGAGAACGTCTCGAGGAGCTTCCAGCCGGCCTTCTCGCCCGGGCAGGCCAGGTCGAGGACCATGACGTCGAACCGGCCGGCGGCGACGGCTGTGTAGGCGTCGACTGCGTTGGCGGCCGCGGTGGTCTCCCAGCCGTGCTCGAGTGAGAACAGGGCGGCGATCAGGTTCCGGACGGAGCGGTCATCCTCGACGATCAGGACCTTCACGTTTGCCCCCATCCGCGCCGATAGCGGCGAGCACCTTGTTGAACCCTTCGTCGACTTCCTTGCGGAGCAGATCGACCTTGGCGGTCTGGGTGACGAGCTCCTGGAGGACCTGGACCTGGTCGCGGAGGTCGCCGATAGTTTCCTGCTGCCGTTGGGCGGTCTGCTTGAGCTCCTCGATCTGGCGGTCGGAGGCGTGGAGCTGGCCTTCGAGGGCGTCGATCGCCTGGGACTGCAGGTTGCCGGTGGTCTGGCCGGCCCGCGCCCGGAAGTAGGCGATACCGGCGGCCGCCGCTCCGATCAGGGTGACGATCCCTCCGAGGGTCCCGAGGATCTCCGCCGAGGTGAGCTGGGACGCCGCGGTCAGCATGGTTTCGGGAACACGAACTGCGGGGCCGGCAGATGTCGGGACTGGGCTATCTGGGCGGCGCCGAGCTCGGTGAGGATCTCGTCGAGGGCCTGCGTCTCGCAGGTGAGCACGGCGTCGGAGCGGGTGGTGTCGTTGTGGAACTGGACCTGGCGGTCCTTGACGGTCTGGATCGCCGACCCGAAACTGACCGCCCCCCAGATGATCACGACTATCGCCACGGCCAACAGGGCGGCTCCGCCGATGACGATGAACCGTTCGACCCGCCGGTTCGTCGCCTCGACCGAGTCGGCCGCCCGATGGTAGGCCTCCGCCGATTCGCTCACCGGGTCAGCCGGCGGCGCGGCGGAACCCAGCGAGGGTGCCGTCGTCGATCGGCCCCCAGTACGGCAGGCCGAGCCCTTGCGGGGCCGGCTGGGTGAGATAGGCGCCGGTGCCCGGGGTCTTGATCGGGACGACGGTCTCGTCGTCGAGGAGGAGGAGCTGCTGGGTGTCGGAGTGCAGGACGGCTTTCATGGTTCTCCCTTGGGGCACGGCCGGCGGGGCCGGGACGGTTGCTGCGGTGGCGGAGACGGGGCGGGGGTCGACGATGGCCACGGCGGCGGCGAGGACGGAGGGGAGCTGGGCGGTACGGACCGGGCCCGGGCAGGGGTGGCCGCCCCAGGCGTCGTCGGGGACGCCGGAGGGGTAGTGGGCGTGGGTGGTGATGCCGCTGCCGCCGTGGTCGACGAGGGCGAGCGGCCACCCGAACGTCTGATGCCCCCAGGCGATGAGCCGGGCGAGGGTCGCCTGCTGGGCGTCGGTCCACGGCTGGTCGGGGGTGCCTTCGGTTTCGACGCTGTCGTAGTAGGGGTTGCCGGCCATCTCGGTCCAGGCGGTCATGTCGGCGTCGACGTACTGCTCGAGGGTGCCGTCGACACCGATCCACCATGTCGAGGACGCCTGGTTGGCGGGGTTGGAGAACTCGCCGTAGCAGGAGCCGGTGCCGACCTGGACGTGCACGACGAGGCCTTGGTGGGCGGAGAGCGGCCCGGAGTAGGAAGGGACGGGCCGCCAGACGGCGAATGGGCAGATTGTCACTGCCACTGATGGTGGAGGCCGGCTAGACGGCTAGGTGGGCTCGATGGCCCTTCCCGCGGGCTCAGCTGACGATGTCGAACGACAGGCCGTCGAACTGCGCTACGACGCCGGTGCCGGCGGAGGGGCTGTAGAAGCCGAGGTTGGTGCTCGACTGGATGTCGACGATCGACCCCCCATATGAGGCGGCGCCGGCAATCTGGAAGACGGCCGGGATCGACGTCCGGTTCGGCGGGGCGTAGCCGGCGGGCAGCGTGGCGATCTGGTAGCGGGCGCCGGCCGTGCAAGCAAGGGTCGTGTTCGACACCCTGCCCCGGAATGACACTCGGTTGTTCGACAGCCGCACAGCCAATGCAGGCCACCCGGAGGTGGTCGCCCAGCCGGACTGCAACGTGAGGGCCGTCCAGCCGACGTCGCCGTACAGGAAGCTCGTATTGTCCCGCACGTAGGTGTTCAGATCCGCCGCGGTGCCGGCGGCCCCCACGGTCCACGTACGAGGAGTGGTCCAGGCCATCAGGCGGGCGCCAGCCCGTGGCCGGCGTTCTCGGCGACGAGGGCGTCGATCGGCTCGCCGGGCCGCCAGTTGCGGGTGGCCATGTCGGGCCGGGCGTCGAGGACGGCCTCGACGGTCTGGACCTCGAGGTCGGACGGCCACACGACGGGCAGCCACCGGCCGTCGCCTCGGTGGCCGCACTCGACGCAGAAGAACCGGCGGTCCGACCGGGAGGCCATCTGGGCGGACCCGCATCCGAACGGGCAGTCGACGACCCACCGGCCGTGGTTCACGTAGGCCACGGCCGCGACGGTGTCGTGGACGCCGGCCGGCCACTCCCCCTTCGGTTGGCCGACCTGCGGGGCCGATACCTCGCCGAGCTTGTGCCGCCAGAAGCGGTGCACGACCGTCTCGGGCGGGGTGTGCTCGGGATGGTCGGGGGTCGGGTAGTGGCGGTCCTCTGCGGCCAGGATCACCGGGCCACCATGCTGGGCGGCTAGACCTACCAGCCCCACCGGTTGCCGGAGTCGAGGAGGCCGGTGACGGGGTCGTCGAGGATCAGCCACGGCTGGGTGCCCATCAGCGACACGTGCCAGGTGGTGATCCACTGGTTCGGCGGGTCGATCTGATGTTCGATGCCTTCGATCCGGCAGACCAGCGACACGGCGGCGCCGCCGCCGGGGATGTTGTGCTTGTTGACGGTGACGACGGCGCCGATGTCGAGGCCGAGGATGACGGGCCACCAGCGGTCGTCGACGCGGGGGTCGATGACGAGCGTGCCGACCCGGAACTGCGGGTATGCGGTGTCGGCGAGGACCCACTGGGCGCAGTAGAGGGCGTCGACGTCGGCGGCCATGAGGAGGTCGGTGAGGCCCTGGTCGCCGCGGTTGCCGTAGGCGGTGATCGACGCCGGGTTGGTGGCTTCTTGGACGTAGCCGCCGCGGCGGGTGCAGGCGATGTCGTTGAAGAGCTCGACGCGGTCGAAGTTGAGGGTGACGCCTCCCATGGCGAACGGGATCTCGGCGGGGTAGGCGCTGCCTCCGTCGCCGATGGTGGCCTGCGGGGTGAGGTTCGGGTTGGTGTAGCGGTGGTAGCGGTCCTGGAAGACGAGGGTGCCGTCGGCGGCGACGTACAGCTGCCCTTGTTCGGTCTGCTCAAGTTTCTGCAGGAAGTCGATGGCCTTGGTGTTGAACTCGGATTGGGTGTCGGCCTGGCAGTAGGTGTAGCCGGTGGCGATGCTCGATCGGCTGGAGGGGTAGCCGAGCCAGTTCTCGAGGACCTGGGTGATGTACTGGCCGGTGTACTGGGCCCGGAAGGCGGCGAGGTAGTAGTGGTTGGCCGCCTGGATGTTGGAGAGAGCGACGGGGTAGATCGCCCATTCCTGGAAGGCGATAGTGGCGGTTCCGGAGAAGCTGTAGGCGTTGATCTGCGGGGCTGGGATATTGACTGCTGCGAGGGGGGTGAGCCCTCCGCCGATTGTGCCGGAAACGACGGACACGCCGTCCATGTATAGGACGTAGGCCCAGGCTGTGTTGATAGCGAAGACGAAGTGGTGTGGGTTGCCGTCCTGGGTGTTCGGAGTGGTGGCGTAGACGATGGCGCCGGCACCCCAGTCGCCGATCTCGATCTGGGTGGCGGACCGGGCGATGAGGAAGGCGGCATAGGTGCTGCTGCCGAACTTCATGGGCAGAATCGTGTTCATCTCGGAGTTGCTGCCCGGCTGCGCCCACCATTCGACGGTGACACCACTCGCTGACGACGGTGTGCCGAACTGGCGGGCCTGGAAGCCTGAGTACAAGCCGCTGGTGTTTGAACTAACGAGTGCCGAGGTGGCGGGAAGGCCGACCAGGAGCGGCGAGTTGCCGAAGGCTACGGGACCGGCGGCTGTGAGGATGGTGGCCGGGTTGGTGCCGGCCGAGTCGGCCGCCTGGGCGGATCCGACGGCGTCACCGAGCCGCCAATACCCGGTGGCGCCGTCGGCGAGGACCTGCTTCGGGTAGCCCGACGACAGGACCCGCACGATTGACAGCGCCTTGAAGTAGTCGGTGGCCGCCACCGCTGTCTCTGCCTCGGAGAACCCTGGCCACGCCTGCGGCCAGTCGTCGACGTAGCCGGTCCAGATCGGGTAGAACGTGCCCGACCAGGTTGCGCCGACCTGGATGACCTTCTCGGGCTGCACGTTCGGCCAGTACGGGCCGGCCGTGTTGGTGGGGTCGAAGCGGCGGTCCCGGTTGTCGAGGGCGACGGTGGCCGTGCCCGGTTGGAACCCGACCCGGGTGCGCAGCAGCCGTTCCCGGCCCCGTTTGGTGGTGATCTTGCGGGCCCAACCTTTGCTGCCGGGGCCGGCGCCGGAGGCCGGGCCGATCTCGGTCCAGGTGAGGGTCGGGTCGAGCGGGTTCGAACCGAACGCGACGCGGACTGACAGCTGCGGGAGGGTCACAGCGTCAGGGTGGACGTCCCGCCGACCTGGGAGCGCATCATGAGGGCGTTCCGCATTGCCGGCATGGCCTGGCGGGCGAAGTCCTCCCAGTTGAAGACGGGGCCTCCGACGACCAGTGAGATGTTGACCACCTGGGCGCCTCCGGCGCCGCCGAACATGCCGCCCGGCAGGCCGCCGGGCTGTTCGGTGGACAGGTTCCCCAGGGGGACGACGGCTTCCTGGCCGGACTCGCCGGCGACCATCAACGTCGGTTTCGTCACCAGCCCGCCCTCGGCCAGGTGCGGGATCTTGAAGTGGAGGATGTCGGAGATCGACGCGCCGGTCTGGCCGAGCAGCGACGCCCCGGGAGTGAGGACAGCTCCGACGCCGCCGGCGACCGAACCGCCCAGCGTCCCCTGGTTCTTCTGGGAGTACTGGCCGGCCTGGTAGCCGGCATACTGGGCTCCCAGGACCGCCATGGCCGCCTGACCGACCCCCGGCGTCGCCCCAGCCGCCGCCTCCGCCCCCGCGATGCTCGATTCGGCCGACGCAGCCCCCGCGGCGACAGTGGAGTCCATGGCCGCCACGTCGGCGTCGACCGCCCCCGTCATGCCGCCCACAGCCGCTTTGGTCTGGGCGGCCATCCCCTCAGCGGAGCCGACCACCTTCGCCTCCATCCCCGCGGCAGCTCCGCCCGCCCGGGCCTCCATCGCAGCGGTGTCACCGGACACCGTCGCTTCCATCCCCGCGGTGGCCGCGTCGACCTTGGCGGCCATCGCCCCCGCATCGGCCGACACCTTCGCTTCCATGCCGGCGGCCGACGCCGACACCTTCGCCTCCATCCCCGACGCCGACGCCGACGCCGACGCGTCCATCCCGGCCACCGACGCCTCCGCCTGCGACGCCATCGCCGTGGTGTCGGCCTCGACCGAGGCGGCCATACCCTTGGTGTCAGCCTCGACCTTGGCGGCCATCTCATCCGAACCCGTCCCGATGACCCCGAACTTCTCCAGCACCGTCGTGGCGCTCGAACCGACCTTGCCGGCGAAGTCGCCCATCGCCGACGCCGCCTGCTGCACCCCCTTGACCATCGACACGACCTTGTTGACAGCGAAGGCGCCGACCGCGACCGACAGGGCCCCGCCGATCACCGCGGCCAGGGCGTAGGCGGCGTCCTTGTGCTTCTCGAACCACCCGATCGTCGCGATGGTGTCGTTCATCAGATGCTCCACGACTGGGATCAGCTTCGTGCCGAACTCGATCCCCAGCTTCTCGGCGGTCCCCTTGGCCTGGTCGAGCTGGACGTTGAGGTCCTTCTGCGCGGTCGACCAGCCCTGCACGTTGCCTTTCGAGTCCGCCGACGCCTTCGAGATCGTCCCGACATTCGCCCGGAACGTGGACGCCGACGACCCGGTCAGCTCGAGCGCCGCCTGCATGCTCTTGGTGCCGCCGACCATGTCGGCCAGAGCGCCGATCTGGGTCTGCTCGACCGGAGGCAACGCCGCGATCGTGGTCGTCAGATCCTTGTAGCCTTCCTTCGAGGCCGTCGCCCCGGCCAACACCTTCTTGTAGGCGGCGGGCAGGGCCGCCACCTGGGCGTTGTACTCGGCGAACGCTTTCGCTCCGCCGGCCAGCTGACTGATCTGCTGCTGCTGGGCCGGGGCCAGCTGCTCCCACGCTGCCTTGAACGTCTTGGTGCCCGTCGCCCCGTTCTCCATCGCCGTCACCAGGCTGCGCTGCGCCGGTGTCAGCGAAGCCATCTCCAGCTTGTACTGCTCCATCGCCTGACCCTGCCCGGCGAGAGTGTCGATCTGGGCCTGCTGGACCGGGGTCATCCGGGCCAGCTCGGTCTGCCAGCCCGACCCGGCGGCCGCCGCTTTCTGCATTTGCTGGATCAGCACCGTGCCGCCGGAGGTGTGAGCGGCGATGGCCTGGGTGAGCAGATCGAAGGTGCCGGTCAGGCCGCGCTTGCCGAGGTTCTGGGAGACGTCGTTGGCGTTCAGGCCGAGCGACTGCATCTCGGTCTTCGCTTTCGCCGACGGGTTCGACAGCTGCAGGATCGTCTGCTTCAGCTGGGTGGCGGCGTCGGCGGCCGGCGTCCCCGCCGCGGTCATGGTCGCCATCGCCCCGAGCAGCTGGTTCATGTCGACATGTGCGGCCGAGGCCGCCGGGGCGACCTGGGCGAGCGCGCCGGCCAGGTCCTGCATCTTCGTTTTCCCCGACGCCACGGTCTCCACCAGCTTGGAGGTGACCGTCGCCGCCTCCGACGCCGGGATCTTGTAGTCGGTGAGCAGGGTGGTGACACCGTCGGCGACGGTCTGCAGGTCGGCGTTCCCGACCTTCGCCCCCTCCGCCGACGCCTTCAACACGTTGAGGCCGGCCGCGCCGTGGTAGCCGGCCGACTCGATCATGTACATGCCCTGCGCCAGCTGCGAGGTCGACTCCCCCACCTGCCCGGCCATGTCCAAGATCCCCTGCGAGACGACCTTCAGGCCTGCCTCCGATTCGCCGGCGCCGGTGACCAGCTGGGTCATCGACTCCTGGAAGTTCGCGGCCATCTTCAACGACTCGCCGCCGACGGCGATGAACCCGCCGCCCAAGGTCAAGAGCGTCGCCCCGCCGAGGTCGGACAGCACCTGCCCGTAACCCTTCCCCGACGACTTCGCCTGGTCGAGATGCTGCGACATTCGATCAAGCGACCCGGTGAACGGCAGCCCGAAGCCGGCCATCGTCGAAGACAAGCTCGAGAACATCCCGCCGATCGCCGAGGTGTGCTTGTCGAAGCTGTCCGACATCGTCTTGGCCGACTTGTCCAGGTCGGACATGCCCTTCTGTGCGGCCTTCGCTCCCGCGCCGTCGTAGGCGACGACGTACTTGGCCTTCAGCTCCTTGTCAGCCACGCGGTCACCTCATCACAGGGCGAGATATTCGGCCGGAATCATCGGAACCAGCCGTGGCAGCGGAGCACCCCGAGGATCCGGTCGAAGGTGTCGGCGACCAGGCCGTCGCCGAGCTCGTTGATGGCCTTGTAGGCGAACCGCGGCGGCGGCCCGTCCTTGCGGTAGTGGACTGTCTCCGGTTTCCCGGCCCGGGACCGTCTCTGCCATGAGGTGGCGAACTCTTGGACCCCGGCGTAGGGCACGCTGAACCGGACGCCGGCGCCGCTGGCATTCGAGAACGGCCGGCCGGACCCTTTCAGGTTCCCGGTCTTGCCCTGCGGGGCCAGCTGCACGGCCCGGGCGGTTACGACCTTGGCGCCTTCCTTGAGGGCGGCGTTGAGCTCCCGGGGGACGGCCCGGTCGAGAGCTTTGAGCTCGGCGCGTAACTCTTTCAGGCCGGAGATCTCGATCGGCATCAGCCCACTCCTCTCAACATTCGGTGCATCGCGTTGGCGGCGGCCATGTCCCGCTCGTGTTCCTGCCGGCGGCGGCGTTCGGCCTGGTCGATCTGCTGCTTCCAGATCCGCCCGACGAGGGCCTGCAGGATGGATGGCGGGGCGTCAAGGATCTCCTCGAGCGGCAGGCGGAGCTCCATCCACAGCTCGGTGGCGAGCAGGGCGGCGCTGCCGGTGCGTTCTAGGGCGTCGGCGACGGATCCGCCGGCGAAGGCTCCGCTGGCGGGGTCGTAGGGTCCAGGCTCCCGTCCTCGCCCGGGCCCTCCGTCTCGGGCTCGCCGGCCGGCTCGTCGGCGGCGGGCACGACGAAGTCCCAGTCGTCGAGGTCGTCGATGAACGCAGCGAACCGGTTGGCCACTCTCGGGCGCAGCCGGTACCAGCCGAACCACAGCACCCAGCCGAGCCGGTAGGAGGAGGCGGCCGCCTCGGGGTCGGCGTCGGCGGCCGCCCGGTCGGCCTGCATGGCCCGGTACACGTTCACGAACGACTGGCGGTGGTGCTCCTCCCAGGCGATCTGCTCACGGGCGGTCCACGGGCCGCCCGTCTCCTCCTCGAGAACCTGGCCGTCGGCCATGGTGAAGCGGACGACGGCCACGGCTCAGTAAGAAGCGACCTGATTGACCAGCGTCGCGGTCACCGACGACCCGGTCAGCGGCAGCGTGGAAGTGCCGGCGAGAGTGAGCTCGGACGGTCCGCCGTCGGGGTTGCCTTCGGGGAAGTCGACCATGAACCGCACCTTCGGCGAGGCGACCGTGAGCGACCCGAACTGGGACGGGAACAGGCAGCTGACCGCCCCGAGATGCGGGAAGGCGACCGGGCCGGACAGGGCGCCGGCCGCCCCGGACCCGAAGATCGTCTCCCGCCACAGGCTGGTGTCGGTCGGCAGGATCTTCAGCGACCAGGTGGTCTCGAGCTTTCCTTCGACGACGTCGGCGGGCAGCACGGTGGCCGAGGCGATCGGCTGCTCGATGTGGGTGTCGAACTTGATCGACCCGGAGGTCACCAGGAACGAGTTGCCTTCGACGGTGAAGGTGCCGCCGCCGGCGGTCAGATACGACGACGACGACGGGATCTCGAGGTTGGTGACGGTGTAGGCGGAGGCCAGCATCGCCGGGGTGATCGCCGAGATCTCGTGCTTGACGGCGACCCGGCCGGCGTTCTCCCATGACAGCTCGAGCGACGACACCTTCGAGTCGGCGAGCTGGATCCAGTCGGCGGTCCCGAACTGGCCGAAGGCGGTCAGGTACGGGAGGGTGGCGGCGGGGGTGAGAACGTGGCTGTAGCCGGTGGTGACCGTGCCGCCCGAGGTGTAGGCCGACACCACCGTCGAGCCCATCGAGATCGTGAAGTGCGTGGCGTCGACGATCGACGCGACGGGGAAGGTTCCGTTGACCTGGGTGGCGCCGCCGACCGAGGCGATCGTCACCGTCTGGCCGACGGCCAGGTTGTGGGCCGTCGCGGTGGTGATGGTGGCGATGATGTTCGGCGCCGAACCCGACGACGTCACACCGGAGACGTTGACGGTGACCGCCGTGACGGCGTCGGCGCCGAGGATCCCGAGGAGGAGCAGCCCGATGATCGACGGGGTGGCCAATGTGCCGATCGCCTGGCCGGGCTTGATGCCCTTGCGGTCGTAGGCGAGGACGTCGCGGTTCGACCAGGTGAGCGGGATCTCGTTCTCGTCGAGCTGGAGCTTGGCGATCGACCCGCCGTCGGTGCCGTACCCGAAGGTGGCCGTGGTCTGCGGGGAGCCCTTGGCGGTCTGCTTGGATAGGCCGGCCTGCTGCAGCCGGCGCTGGATGATGCTGGGCACGGGCTACCTCCTCAGGCGGTGGCGGGCGGCGGCTGCTGGCCCTCGGCCGCCTTCAGGTCGGCTTCGGCCTTGGCGAGCTCGGCCTCCGCGGCGGAGACCTCGTCGCTGGGGGTGGCGCCGGCCGGGACGGTGGCCGGGGGGGTGGGCTCCGTCCCGGCCGGCGGACTGGCGGCGGCCGCCGGGGCCGGGTCGGGTCCGGCGACGAGCTCGGCCATCGGATGCGACGTCTCGTCGCCGGGCGCCTGGCGGGACACCGAGGCGAGATGGGCCAGGGCGGCGGCCTCCGCCGCGGTGGCGGGGGTGACCTCGCCTGCGGCGAAATCGAAGTCGTCGTTGCCGAGCGACAGGTGCAGGTCCTCGGCGACGGTCCAGGTGCCGAACTGGCCGGCCATCAGACGAGCTCGCCGGACAGGCTGTAGGTGAAGGAGGGGGTGGTGCCGGTCTCGGCGGTGACGTTGGCCCGGATCCACCGGTCGAGGCCGGTGAACGACTGGCGCACCGTGCCGGCCGCGGTCTGGGCGGGGAACGCGGCCACGGTCCGCCAGGCGTCGGTGGCGCCGTTGTCGAACGACGTCTGGATGGTGACCGTCATCGACGGGGTGGTACCGGAGACGGCGGAGATCACCAGGTCGAGGCGGGCGGTGCCGTGGCCGGACACCTCGACGGAGGAGCCGACGACGCCGGTGGCCGTCGAGGTAACCGTCGACGGGGTGGTGGTCCCGCCCCGGGTGAACGCCCCGGCCCGGCCGGCGATGAGGTCGATGCCCCGGGGGGCTACCGAATCGGCGGAGAGGTCATCAGCCACGGCAGGTCCTTTCGATGACGTGGATCAGCACGCCGTGATGGTCGGAGGCGGCTAGAGCCGAACCAGCCGGGCCGGTGGCCGCCTCAGGTACCGGAGCGCGCTCTGGAGTCCTTCGGGGCCGTCCGAGAGCATCGCCAGACCGTGGTTGCACTTCTGGCACAAGAGGCCGCGGACGGCCCCGGTCTGGTGGTCGTGATCGACCGAGAACTTGCCGATCGGCCCGAGCTCGACCCGGCAGATAGCGCATCGACTCGACCCGGCAGATAGCGCATCGACCCTCCTGGAGCCGCCGCAGCTGCTCGTGCCAGGCTGCGTGGCATGAGCGGCACCAGACGCCTCGGCCATCACGGTTTCGGCGGTTCCGGTGGAAGCTGTCCGCTGGCAGGGTGCGCGAGCAGCTCGTGCACCGCTTTGATCCGTCCTCGGCGATGACCACCGGGACTCGGGCGATCAATGGTCGCCGTTGACCCGCCACCGCCGGTAATGCATCCCGCAGTAGCCCCGGGCCACCAGCGGCTTCTCACATCCCTCGATCGAGCACATGCCCGACCTTTACGGAACGCTAGATCACTCAGATAACGGACTGAAGTCTTGCGTCTCTCAGGACGGCGTCGACCTCGGGGATGCCGGTCGGGTGGTCGGCGTCAGGGAAGTTGAAGACGATGGTGGCGCCCTCGGTGATGACCTGCGCGGCCCGGTCGGGGTAGTTGTTCGACTGGGCGTAGAACGAGACGAGCTTGCGGGCGGCCCGGCACAGGTCGTTGCGGGGGATGACGTCGCCGTGGGTGAGCCACAGCGAGTACCGGCCGGAGATCCACGGCCGGTAGTCCTTCCAGGCGAGCGCCCCGTTGATGATCACCAGGTTCGGGAGGTCGGCGATCGGGTCGAGAGCGACGCCGTTGATCGTGCCGCCGTAGATGGCGCCGGGACCGCCGGCCGGGCCGGCCCACGCCACGGACTGGCCGGCGGTGATCAGCGACGGGGCGGTCGTCGATCCGACGGTGTAGGTGGTCTTGGTGCCGTCCCAGCTGCCCGAGCTGGTCGTGACCGCTGTGACGCTGGATGCGAGCTCGAGGGTGTAGCCGGTGCCGATGGTGCCGACCTGGTCGCCGGCGATCTGCACCGAGGTGAAGGCGCCGGCGGGGATGGCGGCGTAGAGGGCGGCGGTGCCGGACTGGTAGCCGGCGGCGACAGGCTTCTTCACACCGGGGATCAGCATCCGGCCGGCCCCCCACCCGTACGGGAGGCCGTTGACGGTCCCGGAGATGTAGAGGGCGTCGGTGAGGGTGCCTCGCAGCACGTCCCATTCCTGGCGGGCCCCGGAGAGGATCGGCGGGTAGCCGATGAACTCTTCGATCTTGTCCTCGACGGCGTCGATGAGGTCGAGGAGCTGGGCGTCGGTCAGGGCCAGGCCGGCGACGGTGGGGTCCTGCCGGCACAGGTACGGGTCGGCGAGGCGGCGGCCGACGACCTTGATCGGCACGGTGGCGCTGTAGGGGACAGAGGAGACCGTCCATGTCCAGGTGGCCAGGAGGGTGTCGAGCTGGGACTGTGCGGGCAGCACCCACTTGTAGGCGCCGGTGCCCGCCCCGTCGGCGGTGGAAGCCTGGTTGGAGTACAGGACCGTGGTGCCGTCGCCGGCGACCACGGTGACTGTCGGTGCGGCGTCGGCGGCTTCGGCGGTCCCGCCGTCGGTGGCGACCTGCAGCCGGACCGTGGCGGGCTGGCCGGCTACGGCCCGCACGGGTTACTCCGCTGCGCTGCGGGACTTGGCGGCGCGCCCGGCCGGAGCGACCGCCGGATGCTCGCCGTCACCGTCACCTTCGCCGTCGAGGTCCTCGCTGGCGGCCCGGTCGGCCTCGACGCCCTCGGCGGCCATCAGCCGGGACAGCTCCGCCTTCAGCTCGTCGATGCGGGACTGACGGTTCCCGGCCCGCTCGACGGCCTTCTCGGCCTCGGTCAGCGGACGGTGCGGCGACTCGGACAGCCGGCGGACCAGATGGGTGTGCGCCGGCATGATCCCGAAGTTCTCCCGCAGGAACTTCGGGTCGGTCGGCGGCTTCGGCTGGCCGGGGTGGGCGAGCACGATGCAGTGCCCGTCGGGGTGGTCGAACACCCACGTGTTCTCGGCCCGGGCGGCGGTGCGGGCCAGGACCTCGTCGTTCGATGACATCGAGCGGATCTCCTCCTATCAGGGGCCGGTGAGCCCGGTGACCTGGCAGAGCGCCCGGGGCTGCAGCACCGCGAACGCCGCCCGCAGCTCGGCGAGGATGGCGACCATGCCGCGAGTGAAGAAGTCGAGGTGCTCGGTCGAGGCGGTGACCGACAGGCCGGTGCGCATCCACAGGGCGGCGGCCTGCTTGAAGTCGCCGACCAACTGCGTGCCCTGGGCGATGACCGGCGACACGACGGTCTGCAGGCCCCACAGGCTCTTGACGTCGGCCTCGGTGTCGGGGTCGAAGATGTACCGGCCGTAGCTGTCCTTCTTCAGGACGGCCCACTCGTAGTCGGTCGGGTGGGTGACCACCGCGGTCGGGTCCGAGAACAGGGTCAGCCGGATGGTGGTGATGGCCCGGTGGGTGACGTCGAGCTGGTACTCGGAGGTGTGCCCGGACGACTGGTAGGTCACCGACCCGATCCCGGATGCGTTGAGCATCCCCTGGATCGAGGTGTCGGTGAAGCTGGAGCCGCCGCCGGTGAGGATCTGCGTCTCGAGCTTCAGCCGGACGCCGGCCATCAGCAGGTCCTGCAGGACTCCCTGCAGCTGCCCCTGGTCGGCGAGGACGTCCTTGGTGGCCGGGATGAACTGCGGGATCCGCTTGACCGACGCCTGCTTGAGAGCGAACTCGTAGTCGGCCTCGGGTGCGGCGGTGCCGTACGGCGTCTCGGCCGCGTAGTCGGACCGGACCGACTGCTGCACGAAGTTGACCATGTCGGACTCGGTGGTCCGCATGGAGATCAGGTCGAGGAGCTGCACCTGCCGGACCGGGATGATGACCGGCGGCCACACCTGCTGGTCGATCGGCACGACGGCGCCGGCGTCGCCGACGTTGACCGTGGTGCGGGTCTGCAGCGCCCGGATGAGCGGCGAGTCCATCTGGCCGGTCTCGTCGTTCCAGCCGCCCCGCTCGAGGACCTCGACGGGGTCGGTGGCGAAGTGGGTGCCGGCCGCGGCCAGGCTGCCGGATTCCCGCAGCCGCTTGTAGGTGTCGGAGCGCAGGAACCGCTTGGCGATCGACTCGAACTCGCGGCGCTCGGCCCGGGAGAGAGCCTTGTCGCCGCCGGGGGGGATGACACCGCGTTCGGCGGCCATCCGGGTGAGGGCGGCCTCGAGACGGCCGCGCATCTGGACGGCCTGGTCCTTCTTGAGGTCGGCCTCCTTGTAGCGGGCGTCGAACTCCTCGAAACGGGAGTCAACGAGCAGGTTGACGCCCTCGGCCCGCAGCCGGTCCCGGTCGGCGTCGACGGCCTCCTTGATCTGGCGGGCCTCTTCCTCGGTCGAGGAGATCAGGCCGCGCAGCTCGGCGATCTCGGACTCGATGGTGGCGGTCGGGCCTTCGCCGCCGCGGACCCACGGCAACACCTTCCCGGCCGGGGTGACCCAGGCGAGACGGTCGCCGACGATCGACAGCTTCAGGTCCTGGTCCATCACGCCTCCCGGAGGTGCTGGTTCATGGGTCGGAATGGTCGGGGGCGGCTAGAGCGGATCAGGCGATGCCAGTGACGAGCGCCAGCGCGGACGGTTCCCGCACCCACGAGTGCGCCCGGAACTCGAGCTTCATCTCGGCCATGCTGCGGCCCAGGAAGTCGAGATGGACTCGGGACACCTCGACGGATAGGTCGCCGTGGACGAACAGGGCGATGGCCCCGAACAGGTCGCCGATGAGGGCCTGGCCGGCCGGCATGAACTTCGACGGGATGATCAGCTGGCGGCCCTCGCTGGCCGGGTCGACCCAGTCCTTGAGGACTTCGATGATGCCGAGCGGCCGGGCCGAGCTGTCCCGCTCGAGGAACACCTTCGCCTTGGAGGTCGGCCAGGTGACGATCTGCGGCGGCCGGGCGTACCAGCCGGCGTTGAGGACGTCGGCGAGGGCGTTGGTCAGGGCGTCGACGTTGTAGCCGGCGCTCTTGGCGACGGTGTTGCCGCCCGGCACCGACGCTATGGCCCCGGTCCACATCTGGTTGCCGTTGAGGATGTCGTTCTCGAGGCCGAGGTTGAGGCCGAGCTCGATGCGCCGGTTGAGGAAACTGGCCATCTGGCCGGGGTTGTCGAGCACGCCGAGGGCGACGGGCAGGGCGACCCCGAACCGGTTGAGGACCTGGAGGGTCGGGGTTGCGCCGGCGTTGATCTGGCCTTCCGGGAGCGGGGTGCCGGTCGGCACGGCGGTGGCCAGGATCGACTCGGAGGTCTCGGCGCCGAGCTCCACCTGCATCTTCTCGGAGGCGATGGTCTCGACGGCCTGGGGGACGTTCACGGCGCCGGGCAGCTCGCCGGCGTAGGCCTTCCCGTCGATCGAGAACGGGTACAGGTTCGAGAAGGTCCGCAGCGACAGCGCCTGGCGGAGCTCGGCGTTGTCGAGGACCGGGACGGGCCCGGCTTCCTGGAGGGCCCGGGCCAGTCGGCCGGTGTTGCCGTCGGCCGCGGCCCGGCACTTCTGGTAGGTCTCGGACTCGATGTAGCGGCGGGCGGCGAGGGCGAACAGGTTCACGGGCGGCGCTCCTTGAGTATTCCGGCGGCATAGTCCCGCCAGTGCGGTGAGTCGAACGCCCGGTCGGCCCGGGCCCGGTCGTTCTCGTCGGGGCCGGGATCCTCAGAGGACGGCGGCGGCTCCGGGTCGGGGTGGCTGTGGGCGTGGGTGACCTCGGGGTCGGAGGCGTCGTGGCCGTAGTTCCCGCCGGAGTGGGTGTGGTCGTGGGCGTGCACGGTCCCGTCGTCATGGGTGTGCTGGTGGCTGTGACCTGCGGCACGCCGACGGCCTGCCGCCTCCTCGTCGACGTCATCGTCGACGTCCACGTCCTCGGCTCCGGCGAGCTCGAAGCCGCACTGGTCGCAGAAGCTGGCGTCGACGTCGTCTCTCAACCCGCAGGTCGGGCAGGTCACCACCTCGTCGACGTCCTGATGGTACGGCGCCGGCCGCCATCCCACGAGATGCAGGTTGTAGCCGCACTGGTCACACCAGCCGGCGTCGCTGTCGTTCCGTTTCGTGCACTTGGGGCAGACCACGAGCTCGTCGCCGTCCTGCCGGTACGGCTCCGGCTCGTACGCTCCCCCCGCACGCCGGCGGCCCGGGCCACCGAACAGCGACCTGAGCCGGGCGACCTCACGGTCGCGGGCCTTCTGGTCGCCGGCGATATAGGCCACCCGGCCGGCCAGGTCGATGGTGCCGGTGTCAGGGTTCGCGCCCCGCACGCAGACGGAGGCCTCGGCCAGATCGCCCTTCTGGATCTGGTCGCACATCTTCTTGTCCTGGTCGTTGACGATGACCTCCGGCCAGAACCCGATCGACCATTCCTCGAGGGCCTCGTCCTTCATGGCCTGGTAGACCCGGGCGACGAGCGGGTCGCCCATCTCGAGGTACAGCCGGCCGGAGACCGTCAGGTTGTCGCCGTCCTCGGACGGCTTGCCGGATCCGATCGGCGCCCCGGACCAGTTGTGGTTGTAGAAGATCGGGATGGTGGGGTGGGCGGAGATGGAGTCGGTGAAGCAGCCGGGCAGGATGATCTCGGTCCACGCCCAGCCGACGTCGTACTCGAGGTTGTAGGTCGACACCTTGGCCGTGAAGGTGCCTTCGCCGTCTTCGGGGGTCGCCCGGACCTGCATCCGGATCCGGCGCTTCGCGTGCTCCATGGCCGACAGGGTCGGATCCGGCTAGAGCAGCCTCACGGCCCTACGGTCAGTCGTCGTCCTCGTCGTCGAGCGGCGGCGAACCCGGGTCGTCGTCCTCCTCCTCGCCGGTCCCGCTGTCAGGGCTGATCGTCGCCCCCTGCGGCGCCAGACCGGCCGGCAGCGACCCGGGCTCCATCCACGGCTGGTTCGCCCACTCGAAATCGAGGTCCTCGAGACGCATCATCCGGCGCAGCTCGTTCAGAGTCGCCACCCGCTTCAGCTCCTTGAACGCCACGGCCAGGGCCTCGAGGTCCGGGAGCAGCCGGTCGGACATGTCGAACCCGCAGCCCGCACCGGCCCACTGCGGTGCCGGGTCGACGATCTGGGCGACGATCTCGTCGGTGAACTCGGTGCCGGTCGGGGCCAGAACGTCGCGCAGGAACTGCTCCCGGAGCTCCTCGACGTTCGACTTGATCGCCTTGTCGAGGATCCCGGCGACCGGCGGCGGCACGTTGTAGGCGCCACACACCTCCTCCCGGGACAGGCGGGCGAGCTCCACCAGGTCGGCGTAGGAGCTGCCGCCGTTCATCGGCGACCAGTCCCCCGAGGTGATCAGCGGCACGCCGGCGTTCTCCGGGCCGGTGTACAGCTGCTTGATCTGCTCGCGCAGCAGGTTGAGCTCGTCCTCCTGCGGCATCTGGGACATCTTCAGGACCCCGGACGGGCGGGCCTGGTTCTGGAAGAAGCCGACGAGATGCCGCGACATGGCGTCCATCAGGGCGATCGTATACTGCAGCGACTCGAGCGGCGACGGCGAGATCGGGGCGTCCGGGTCGCCCTCCCCGAAGTGGACAACCTCGGACAGGTCGAAGACCTTCGTGCCGGCGAAACCCATCGCCCGGTAGCCGACGATCGGCTGGTTGACACCGGCGATCACCGCCACCGTCCGCCACGGGGTGTGCCACAGGCCGGCCAGCCCGCCGTACCCGTCGCCTTCCTTGACCCACATGCCGTTTCCGTACACCAGCTTGTCGATCATCGCCCGCCGGACCGTCCGCCGCCTCGAGATCCTCGGGGCGGGATGGTTGAGCCGGAAGTCGAGCTGCTGCAGCGCCGACGGAGGCCCGGGCCGGGTCTGCGGCAGATCACCCCGGACGGGCCGGCGCTGACCGGACGGCCCCCAGTCGGTCACCCGGATCGGGAAGCCGGCGAGGCCGTTGGCGATCATGTTCACGATCCCGTACACCCACGGGTTGCCCTTGTAGATCCGGCGCAGAGACAGGATCCGTGACTCGCCGGTCGGCAGGGCCCCCATCCGCAGCCCGGCCCAGCTCTGGGAGTACTCCGACTGGTAGTTGGTGCCCGCGAGCGGCCAGCCCCGCTTCGAGACGTCGACGGATTCCCCGGTGGCGGCCTGCACGTGCATCAGAGGACCCTCCAGACGTTGCCGGCGTCGAGGTAGCCGTGGAAGTACTCGCCCTCGGGATCGCCGCGGCCGCAGGCGATCGACTCCCGGATCTCGATCGACCCGTCGGGGCAGTCCCGGATCTGCCATGGCGGCTCGGCGACCCGGTGGCGGCCGTTGCGCCGCAGCGCCGCCCACCCGGCCCGGTCCGTCGCCCGGTCAGGGAACACCTTCAGCGGCTGGCCGGGGTCGGCGGTCGGCAGGATGAACCACACCCCCCGGCCGGTCGGCCGCTCGTCGGCGTCGAGCTCCTGGGTGGCGCAGTAGTCGCCGGGCCGCTCGAGGTCGTCGACGGTGGCCACACGCCGGGCCGGGAAGGTCTGCACGGCCTGATGGTGGCGTGCGGCTAGGGCCGCCCTATTGGCGGAGGGTCTGGACGAGGAGGATCTTCTCCCGGGGGATGAACACCTCGCCGGCGAGATCCACCTCAGGGCTGCCCTTCAGCTTCGCCGCCCACAACACCACCCCGTCTACCGCGGCCAACGTCATGACGCCCTCGACCGACCGGTCGTCGGTCAGGTGGAACAGGAGCCGCCGGCGGACCGCTCCCTCGAGCCATCCGCCGACGTCATCCCGAGCCGTGACCCGTGCTTCCACTGTGACAGGTGGCTGTGACCGTCTACGCATCGTCACGTCGAACTCCAGTGATCAGAGGGGAAGCGTCCGGCGCCGGCCGGGCCGGCTCGGGACGGGCGGCCGTCGGGCCTGAGCTGCCGGCCAGCAGGAAGGCGAAGTCCTTCTGCGGCGCCTCGAGCATCACCGCCAGAGCGTCGACCAGCGCGGCGACACCGTCGATCTTCTCCTTCGACTTCGCCCGATCCGGCTTGACGTTGCCCTGCGAGTCCCTCGTCGCCTGCACGTTGTCGGCCATCCAGCGCAGCACCGGATGGCCGCCGTGGCGGAGCCGGCGGCGGGCCAGACGGCGCTCCAGCTCCAGCGACGGGGCGTTCAGGGCGGTGGTCGTCTGAGGGATCCCCTTCGCCCACTCGTCACCCTTGCGGGCCTTCATCCAGTGCACCAGCTCGTTGGCGCCCCACCGGTCGTAGCCGACACCCCGCACCCGGAACATCTGCATATCCCGGTCGATCTGGGCCCGCATCGCGTCGAGGTCGATCGTGTCGCCCGGGCACACCTCCATCTGCCGCGCCCGGGCCCACTCCTCGAACCGGGCCCGCATCGCGTCCTTGCGGGAGGAGACCATCTTCTCGGTCGTCCAGAACCTGGGCAGCACGGCGTCGGCCTGGCCGTCCTCCAGCACCCCCGGGAAGACAAGCACCCAGGCGGCGAAGTCCGTCGTCGACGCCATATCGAGCCCGGCAAAACACTCCTTGGCCACCAGCTCCTCCCCGTCGAACCGGCCGCCATTGGCATCCCACAGCCCGAGGTCCAACCAGCGGGTCACCTGCCGCACCCAGATGTTCAGGTGGTACTGGAAGAAGGCGTTCTGCTTCGCCGGCGACTCCGCCGCCTCCAAAGCCTCGTCGCGCATCGCCTGCACCCGCTTGAACGACCCGAGCCCCGGGTTGGCGTAATACCAGTTCGCCTCGTCCTGCCAGTCGACGTCCGGCGGGGTGTTCCGCATGAACACGAACCGGGCCGGGTCGAGCTCCGGGTCAGAGATCACCCGCTCCGAATGCAGATGCTCCTCCGCCGCCATCGACGACGGATCGTTCCCGGCCGTCGTCGCCGCCAGCATCAGCGGCTGCGACCTGGTGCCCATCCCGGTCTTCAGTGCGTCCCACAGCTCCCGGTTCGGCTGGGTGATCACCTCATCGAAGAGCACCCCGTGCGGGTTCGAGCCGAGGTTCCCGGAGCCGTCCGCCGCCACCACCTGGTAGAAGCTGCCGGTCTTCGGGTCGATGATCCGCCGGCGGGAATCGATCACCGCCAGCCGCTTCGACAAAGCGGGCGACAGCTCGACCATCCGCTTGGCCACCTGATAGACGACGCCGGCCTGGTCCCGGTCCTTCGCCGCCCCATACACCTCGGCCTCCTCCTCGTCGTCGCCGCACAGCAGCAGCAGCCCGGCGCCGGCCACGAACTCCGACTTGCCGTTCTTCCGGGCCAACTCGATCCACGCCAAGCTGAACTGGCGGACGTACTCGCCGAGCTGCTCGTCGAAGCGGGCCGTCCCGAACAGGGGCACCACCAGGTCGTCGCGCTGCCACGGCTCCAGCAGGAACGGCCGTCTCGCCCACCGGCCCTTCGTGTGCACGAGGACCTCTTCGTACCAGCCGACCGCCCGGGCCGCCCGAGGCCGGCAAACATGAAGCCCGGACTCGGCGCAGGCGACGTCGTCCCAGGTGTATCCGCAGACCTCAAGAGAGGAACCGGTCCGCTGCACGCGGCCCTCCACCTGCCGCCGGCGGCGCCACCGGCGCATCCATCCGGGCCCTCGAGCTCGGCGTCAGCCCGAACTCCGCAGCGAACAACCGGACCTGCGTCGCCATGTCCTTCGCCGTCAACAGGCTCGGGTTCCGCTTGCCTTCTTCGAGCACGACGCCGTGCTCCTGGACGTCCCTGTCCGCCTCGACCATCAGCGCCCAGCACACGCAGTAAGCCGTCAGCGCCGCCCGGTCCACCCGGGCCAGCATCCCGACCCGGTCGAGCTCGGGGACCACCCGCCGCCACTCCGCCTTCGCCTCGGGCCGCAGCCACGACGGGCAGCCCGGCGCCCTCGGGGCGTGCTTCGGTTCGTTCTTGTTCAGCCGGGACGGCCGGGTCTCGCCCCGGACCACCTTCAGCGCCGTCGGCGTCGGCTTCCGGCCCCGGGTGCTCACAGGGCCGCCAGACAGTCAGCGACCAAGGCTAGGGAACGCCCGAGCGAGGCGGATATCTCCCCCAGACCGGCCGACGATTCCGGCCGAATATCGGCCGACCCCACCCCCGCCGCCAGCGACCCCCCGTCGACCGCCCCCGAAAACCTCCAATTCGGGCCGCGTTCACGTGTGATTTGCGACGGTGCAGAGGCCGAGCCGCCAGCAAAAGTCGACCTGGGGGTATCAGCGCCGCTCATCGCCCGCCTCGCCTCGCTCGCTGCTTGCCTGCGTCGTAGCCGCGGTGGTGGGTCGGGCAGAGCGGGAGCAGGTTGCATGCCTCGTTCGATCCGCCGAGCTCGGGTTCGATGATGTGGGCGAGGTGGATGCCTTTGCCCTTCCCGTCTTGGCCGGGCCAGCCGCAGACGGCGCAGCGGTTGCCTGTTTTGGCTAGGACGGCGGTGCGGGTGGTGGTGCGCCAGCGGCTGGTGTGCCGGTAGCGGCGTGGGTTAGCGGCCGTCATGGGGTGTGGGCTGCTCGCGTGGTGGGATGGTGGTGCGGAGCGGCATGCGCCGGGCCGGCTGGTCGGTGGTCTGCGGCTGGTCCTGGTTGTCGTGGTCGGGCTGTTGGTCTGGCATGTCTGGCTCCTGGTGTTGCTGGGCTCGCCGGGCTCGTTTGGCGGCGTTGGCGGCTGCGTTGTTGGCCTCCCACCAGCGCCGCTTGTGTTCGAGTTGGGCTTCGATCGACTGTTCGCAGTAGGTGCAGAAGGAGTGGCCGCGGTTGACTCTGCGGCGGCCGCATTCGGTGCAGAGCGGCCGTTGTTCGGCGGCGTGTTGTTCGGCGATGCGTTGTAGGGCTGCGGCGACGGTGAGGGCGTCGCTGTGCGCGGCGGGCGGGTCGAGGAGGGTTTCGATGTCGCTGCGGCGGTAGAGGATGCGTCGTTGGTTGAGGCGGATGGGGGCGAGTTGGCCTCGGTTGGCCATGTTGATGAGGGTGTTGCGGTGGCAGCGGAGGAGTTGGCAGGCTTCGGCGGTGGTGAGGAGGTCGGCCATGTCACGATGTTCGCTGAGTTCTAGAGCGGTCGGCTTGTGCGAACTTTTGCATTAGGCGTGGGATGTCGGCTGGGCGGCTGGTTTCGAGTTCTGTGCGTTGGGTGGGGTTGAGGCCGCCCCAGATGCCGTCGGGTTCGCCGCGGTCGAGGGCTTCGGCTAGGCATTCGGTTCGGACGGGGCAGTGCCGGCAGATGGTTTTGGCTTCGTGTTCTCGGCGGGGGTCGTACATGAGGTCTGGGTTGTCGCAGGCGGCGAGGGCCCGCCAGGGCGCCCGGAACGGTTCGAGGATGGCGGCGAGCGGGTCGACGGTCACCGTTCGTGATTCAGGATGCTTCTTCGGCGGTGAGGTGGATCTGCGCGGACCACAGGTCGCCGGCTTTGGCGACGATCTGGCGTTGTTGGAGGGTGGCGATCATCTGCGGGCCGAGTCCGCCGGGAAGGCCGGCGCTGTAGCTGGCGGCGCGGTTGACGAGCTGCTCGGTGATGGCGTCGAGGGCTTGGACGGTGGTCGGGTCGCCGGTGCCGCCGGTGTCGGCCATGGTGGGGCTGTAGACGACCCATTCGATGACGACGAGGTGGGATCGTTCGTAGGCTTCGGCTCCGAGTCCGCCGGTGAGGATCTGGTAGTCGCTGGTTTGGCACCAGACGGCGAGGAGCGGGCAGTTGGTGGGCATGATGACGGTGGGTTCGACGTAGCTCCAGGTCTTCTTGGGGTTGAGGCCGAGGGTGACGAGGTCGGTTTGGATGGCGTCGACGATGGCGGACGGGTTGGTGGGCATCACGTGGCCTCCTTGAGGCGACCGGATCGGATCTTGGCTCTGGAGGTCTTGGAGCAGGCGTCGCTGCAGTAGCCGATGCGGCCGGCTGGGAGTTGCCCGCGGCATTCGAGGCATCGCCAGGTGAGTCGTTCGACGCTGAGGTTGGTGGCGTCGTGGCTGGCTCGCTTGTGGCGGGCGGCGTCCCATCTGGTCACGTGGCTTCCTCTTCGAGCTGCTGGCGGATGTGGCGGGCCCAGTCGGCGCCGTAGGGGTGGATGGCTGGTTTCGGTTCGGGTGGGAGCGGTTCGTGGAGGTAGGGCTGCCAGATGGTGTTGCAGGCGGGGCAGAACATGGCGGTGGCGGAGCGGTGGGCGATCTCGATGGTTTCGAGTGCGGTTCCGCAGGTGCAGGTGTTCATGCGAAGGCTCTGGGGTCGAAGGCTGGCATGGCGATGCCTTTGTCGTGGGCCTTCTCTCGGATGGTGATGGCGACACCGCGGGGCAGCTTTATCCGGTCGTTGCCGTCGCGTGTTTCTGCCCAGAAGATGCCGTCTTCGATTAGGGCTGTATCGACGTATCGGATAGCCCATTGGATGACGTTGGTGGCTTCGATGCGGGCGACGTCGCGGTTGGTGGCGGTGCAGGCGGCGGCCAGGCGGTGGATGAGCTGGGTTGGTCCCTGTCCCTGTCCCTGGGTCTCGGTGCGGAGCGCCCCGTCCCTGCCGGTGAGGCCTGGGTGGGTGCTAGTGGCGTTGACGGTGCTGCCGGCTGGGGACGGTGTCGGAGACGGGGACGGGGACGGGGACGGTTGGGCGCACACGCGCGCATGCGCCCACGCCCGAGGAAACCCATCGGTGAACCCTTCCGGTAAGGGTTCGGCTAAGGGTTCCGGTAACGGTTCGGCTAACCCTTCCATGAAGCGTTGGTTCAGTCCTCTGAGACCCTTCGGGAAGGCGTTCGGGTACCGGTCGCACAGCCAGCTGGAGAACCCGTCCGGGAACTGGATCTTGAACCAGTCGAGGATTGCAGCCTGCAGGATCGGCGACTGCACAACCTCGAAATCATGGGTCATCGATTTGATGACATTCGGCACGTCCAACACCCCGTCATGACGCACAAAAGAGCGGGCCCAGAACTCCTCGGTTTCCTCGTCGATCACAGCGAATCTGGTGGCCACGAGCTCGGCGACGTCGGCCTCGACGCCGGCGGCGTCCGAGTCCTTGGACAGCCGCGCCCAGCGACGTGGGGTCCACGTGGTGACACCCACGAGGTTGGTGGTGGCCTGGCTGATGGCGAGGATGTAGACCCGTTGGGCGCCGGAGGACAGGGCGACGAAGTCGGGGTCCTGCCAGATACGGGTGAGGAGTCGAGCGAAGGTGCGGGCCATGGGGGAAGTCGCTGGCTCCTGGCTCAGGGGTTGATACGGACGTGGCTTGGCGGGCTGGCGGGATGTCTGGCGCCGGCGTCGATGATCCGGACGCGGCGCCGCTCGAGGAGCTGCCGTTGGACGGCCAGCCAGGCCTGCCAGGTGATCCAGGTGGCGGCGGCGAGGATGGTGATGATGAGGGTGTAGACCTGGCCGTCGGTGAGGTGTCTGGTGGCGTGATCGAAGGCGCGGATCACGGGCCGGTCTCGCCGTCAATCCTGTCGATATGCGGGCGGGGTTCGATGCGCCTGATGCTCTTGCGGATCACCGTCATGGCCATGTTGGCTACGGCGGTGGGCGTGCCCGCCCAGGATGTCGGGTGGACCCCAGGGAGGTGCTGGCCCCACCGCCAGATGTAGTCGGAGATGGCGTACTCCAGCCACTCCAGATCGCCCTCAAGCAGCCACAACGGCGTTCGGTCGGCGGTCGCGATGCCCTTTTCCACTCCCCTCTCCTCGGCCCGCACCAAGGCACGGCACACCGCACAGTGGCCGTCCTCCATGATGATGGGAGGGATGCCGTGGTCGAACTCGTGTGGGTGGATGGGGTTGTACACATTCTCGGAACGGGTCGGTTCGGAGCTTCTCACGCCGCCTGGGCCTCGATCGGCTGGGTGTGCTGGAACAGGATCACGGCCTTGCGGGCGTCGACGACGGCGAAGGTGTGAACCTCGAACCCGACGTCGCCCCAGGCGGCGATCGTGGCGTCGGCCTCCCGGATCTTCACGATCTCGGTCACGTACTTGGACTTCATGGCTGTGCCCCTTGTCTGGGAGTGATGGCTTGGATGAGGAGATGGGCGGCCGCGGCGACGGCGACGACCAGGGCGCTACCGACGAGCTCGGCGGCCCAGCGGGGCGGGTAGGCCGCTTTCACCGGCGGAGCTCTCTGGCCCAGTCGGTGCCGTCGAGGCCGGCCTGGAACTGGGCGACGTCGTCGACGGTGATGGGCGGCCCGGATGCCGTTTCGAGGGCGGGCAGGTGCCATAGGCGTTCCGGGGCTCCGTGCATGAGCAGGGCGCCGCGGGCTCCGGGCGGGGTGGGCCGAGTGTCGAGCCGCTTGCAGGCCGGGCAGCGGAAGGTGAAGGTGGAGAGGTCGGTCTCTGCGCAGTAGAGGAGCTGGACCTCTTCGGCCGTCAGGGTGACCGTGCCGCAGCCCTCGGTGAGGCAGTCGACGAAGACCCGGGCGGGTCGCCGGCGGATCACTTGAGGATGTCCATGATGCGGTCGAGGTCGGCGGGCCGCCACAGGTAGGCCTCGACGCCGTGGCATTGGCCGAGGATGTCCAGCCACTGCTTCTGGTCGGGTGAGACCCGGCCGACGGCGGACTTGAGCTCGGCGAGCACGAGTCGTGGCGGCCGGCAGAGGGCGAGGTCGGGCCAGCCGCGCTGGGAGTGGATGGACAGGAACGGGTGGTAGTGGGCCCAGCCGAATAGTTGGGCGAGCTGGACGACCTGGCGTTGGAAGTCTTTCTCGGTGACGGCGGGCATCATCGACTGCTGGACGCTGTCGCGCCGCCGGAACCCGTTGGCGGCCATCAGCGGGGCCGGGCGGTGCGGTAGTCGCGGGCGGCTTGCTTGCAGCGGTCGCAGCGGCAGGCGAGGTTGTTGTAGGCGTGGATGGTGCCGTGGCGGGGGTCGTCGGGCTTCTCGGCGATCTCGGCCCGGTTCTGCTCGCGGTAGGCCCGCTTCTTCTCGGCGATCTCGGCCCGGTTCTGCTCGCGGTAGGCCCGCTGCTTCTCGGCGATCTCGGCCCGGTTCTGCTCGCGGTAGGCCCGCTGCTTCTCGGCGTGAGCGGCCTTACA